TTGTCGTAAATGTAAAAAGGGACACCCTCGTGCTCGAGGAGCGATGTGGCTCCACCTACGTACCCATTACCTATCACTCCTACCTGCATACAATATATATTAACTGGAAGGCAGCGTTATATCAATAAAAAAAACCCCGCCATGACCGTCCGAATTTAATCGCAATCATGACGGGGGAACCTAGAGAAGATATTACTACTCTGTGGTTTGTTCCTCCCCGAGGGGAGATTCATCGGCCTCCACCTTAGCCCCTTGAATTTGATCAAGCTGCAGCTGAGTCGATTTGTTCATGCCTACTAGCACATACCCAGTAAGGGCGAAGTTAATGGCTAAAAGCAGGACCGCAATCCTAGCGTAAGCCGTTTTAACTGTCATTACCTTACTATCTTTATTTGTTTCTGTCATAAGTCTTAACCTTAGCACATAGTTACTGGGGTGTCAAATTAAAAATAGCCCGCACACGCACGCCGACGATACGGGCTATTTATAGATCGGGACTTCTCCCCAAGTCCACGCGCTACTATAACGCAGCAAAAATATCGACGAAACTATTTAATTTTTAATTCAAAAGATTTCGCAGATTGTTTTTTATTTATTTTGATGTTCAACAAGCCATTTTCATACGCCACAGATGCGGTTTTTATATCCGCCTTCTTGGGTAAAAGTAGACTTCTTGAGTATACCCCTCCTTCCTGCTTTGCACTAACCTTAAGAATGTTATTATCAACAGTAAGGGTAATGTCCTCTTTCTTAAAGCCAGCTAGGTTAAAATCTACCTCGTAATGGGTCTCATGCTCGTCCCAGTGTGAATCAATTCTTGATTCGTAAGGGTAAACAAAAAAGTCATCTAGTAGTCTGTTCATATTTAATAATGTATTCATATACAAATACTAAAGCATGGATCGTGCCAATAAAAAAACCCCCCAAAAAGGGGGGTTAACTATATCTATGAGCCAAGATGACTCTGGTATCCGGTGGTGTTTAGTGTGACATTATTTCTCTTGTATCTCTAGGTCTTCTCCGTCTTGCTTTTTCTTTTTGACTAATTCTTCAGCCTGTCTTTTCCCCTCTGATGTATAAGGAAAGGCTCCGTATTTATAGCCCCTGTCCTTTGATACTACGAGGTAAAATTTTTTCTGTCTAGGCTTTCTTGGCATATTGATTACTTATATAATCAATTTTCTCTGCCATTTTTTCTAATTTTTTCGAATCCGAATCGCTACCTCTTAGTAGGTTTTTAAAGGACTCTTCTAGGAGATTAAATCTTTGTTCTGAAAAGTGCTCTAGGTTCCGGGTGTTTTTTTCTATCAAATCTAGGTGGGTTTCTATAATGGATCGATTGATCTTTATTCGTTTTATAAGTTGCTTTAGGTCTCGCTCGAGTACTGCCGCCTCTTTCTTGGGGATGTTTGTGTTCATGGTTGATGATTAATTACAGAGCTCTCCTAGCACCTCGTGTAAATCAATCTTTTTGAAAATTTCTTCCCCCATCTCATCTATCATCTGATCCAGCTTAAAGCCTTCTGCGTGAGCCCACACCCATTTACTTAAATTTATAGAATACGCCACACAAAATTCCTGTAATGTCTTTGACACGTTCTGGTTTGATATATCTACAGACAGCACGCCGACGATAACTGCTCTATTTTTTTTCTCGTTCGCTACTATGGCCGAGTTTCCTTCTTCTGATGGGTTGGCTACTATGTAACACTTTGCGTCTGCTGCTTCTTGTAATATTTTATCTACTTCTCGTTCTAGGGTAATGTTCATTACCCATAATTACACAATTATAACCTCCGCGTTTGAAGTATCGATAGATTTGCCACCCCTATGAACTGAAAAAGATCGATTGCTTTTCTTATCGCTTTCTGGAGGCAGAGTGGGGTACCTAGAGGTTGAGTCACTTATTGACTGCCCCTTCTTATTTTTGATGAAGGCGTCAGCTTTCATGTCCCCCGAGAACTCTCTTTCTCTAACCCATTTCGTGCACCCCCACTTCTCTCCCTTCGTTGGTGGCTTACCCCAGTGAAGACTCGGGTGGAACACTTGTCCGTTAATCATATTCTGCCATATGGCAACCCTGCCCATTTTGGGGGAAACTTTTACATCAAGCCTTGGCCAAAACGTATCCCCTCCTTCCTCTACATCGTTTAGGTAAAAGTAAACAGTCCACAACCTTTGACCTCCCTCAGCCATGCATTTTTGATATTCTTTATGGTTCTCGTGAAAAAAATCGTGGTGGGGTTCGTACTGCTCTCCCTCTAAGTATCTTAAGACTTGTAGCCCCTCTTGGTTTTCTATGGGTTGTTCTGTGAAAGACTCTGTGATCTTTTCTATCTTATGAAGTGTCTTAAAGGTGTCGCTGTCAGCGTCTAGGTCTTTAGCTAGTAGCCATGCATTCTGACTTGTCCTCCCTTTATTAAGGCGGGAATCTTCTTCCGACTCCCCCTTTAGGACTGTAGATCTAGAAAGGCCGCCGCGTGAAGCGTTAATTATGTCTTGACACTCTTTTTCGGAGAGAACATTGTCCGCGAACCACACCCCGGTGGTTACGCGCTCCACACCTACCGAGGAAAGCCTAGCTGGAAGGGGTATTGTTGGGGCTGCTTCGAGTATTGAGTCATCCATGCTACAATATAGCAATGTGACCCTTTTTTAACAATATAATTTTTATTCTTCATTCTGCACGATTTCGCAGACTATTTCGTCGCCCTCTCTTATAAATCCTTCGTCAAATAAGTAGGTTACTATAATTGTTGCTTCATCCTCTGATATATCGCCGTCCCCTTCTAGTATCATGATTCTTTTTTCATTAACTATACAGACCTCTACTCCTCTAACCATTAAATTTTCAGAGTTTTCCACGCATATATTTACACCGAAAGTGTAAACAAGGGCACACGGAGGGAGGGAAAACTGTTGGGTTTATTTACAACGGACAAAAAAAAATTAGAAGACTTTGCTGCGGTTACTTGTTTCTTTAATTTTTCTAAAAGCAAGCACCGTGAAAGTGCGTACACTAAGTTTGCAAAAAATATTAAAAAGCAAGGTGTCGAGCTATACTCTATAGAATTAATTTACCAAGATCGCAAACCGTTCACGAGAGAAAGTGATCACTCTTTTCATATGCGTACAGACTCGGTCCTCTGGAGTAAGGAAAATCTCTTAAATATATTAATTAAAAAACTACCCGAAAGAATCAAAAAAATTGCTTGGGTAGACGCTGACATTATATTTGATAATAACAACTGGGCAGAGGAGGCGTCCTTGGTTCTCGACAAGAATCCGGTTATTCAGTTAGCCTCCTTGATAGAGAGGTCAAATAAGTTAGGGCAGATTCAATCTTTTCGAGCCTCCATTGCTTTAGGTTATGCTAGGAATCATAACCAAATGATGAGAACGCCCACCGACCCTTACGGGTGGGCGACAACTAAATCCACGGGAACACCTGCGAACGCTTACGATCCGGGGTTTGCTTGGGCTGCTACTAGAGAATTCCTAACTAAGATTGGGCTGTTTCAATACGATATTGTTGGCGGCGGTGACGCTACTATCTTTTTTTCTTGTGTCTCTGAAAATGTTATGTTCGCCAGCCCCACTCATGAGGAGCGAATACATAACCATCACCCCTCCCACTACGAACTGATTAACGAGTACAACGTGAAGGCCTTTTCTTTTGTGAAGGGACACGTGGGGTATATATCTGGGGTTATAACTCATATATGGCATGGCGATGGGAAGGGGCCTCTTTATAAATCTAGGCACCAGATTACTAGGTCTGTTAATTTCCATGAAGATCTAGAAAAAAACGACGAGGGCTTGTTAGTCTGGAAAAATAGGGAGCATGAGCAAAAATTTAAAGATTTAATTATTAAACAAGATTCAGTATAATAAATAATGCCATTAATATTATCTTCAGATTTAGTAGGCGACCCACCAAGTCAGAATCTAGCAATTAGGTATGTGACTCTCGAGGCTAAGACTGGATTGCTAATGGGGGTCGTTCTGGAAGTAGAGCAGGACTATAAAGATATATATTTTAAGTATACCAGAAGGGTTGGCTTGATGGATTTCATTGACGAATACGTTACCCCTGAGGAGAAAGTGGATGGAATAAGGATAGATTCTAAGCTGGAATACCCTAGGACAATTCAAGTTTCTTCAATAAATTTCGAAAATACTTTAAATATACTAGGCCAGTTGAAAAACTTAACAAAAATTAACGAGATATTGTAGATTTTATCTATACAAAACGTCTATAATAGTCGAGGCATGAAGAAGTTTTCAGACAAACTGCGCCACCCTATGTGGCTCGCGGCCATAATGCTATTTACTATTTATCTTTTTATAGGTAAAGATTATCGCTTTACGTATAACCATGGGGAAAGCATGAGGCCTACTTATCAGGACGGGGAGTGGCTGGTGGTCCAGCATAAATCAACCCTGCCAGACGACTGGGGCCCCGACAGGTATGATAATGTAATCGTAGATACCGATGGAGAAAGGCTAAGCAAGAGGGTGATAGCTTTGGAGGGGGAGCACGTAAAGATACTTCACGGGAAAATATTTATAAACGGTAAAGAAAGGAAAGACCCCTATGGAAAGGGGAGTGTTATATACTGGCTAGAGCCAGAAGAAGAAAGAGCCAAGAAGCCCGAGGAGGAATGGTTATTTTTAAATACGGATGAAGATATCGGACTAGTAGGTAAAGGAGAAGTTTTTGTTATGGGGGATAACCGAAAACTCTCTTGGTACGGAAAGGTAAAGGTTAAGGACATTAAGGGGTTAGTTATTTTCTAGAGCCCTTTTTTTCTTTTGTGAAATAAATTATATTTATCTTCCATGCTCTTTAGCTTTTGCTGCATGGCATCTACTTTTGCTTGGTTATAATCTATCTGATGCTGAGCCTTGTTCATGACCGCTTCCTGCTTAGCTTTCAGGTCGGCCTGCTTAGCAATAGCTTCTAGCACTTGACCTCTGAAGTCTTCTACCTCTTGTAGTTCTCGCTCTAATGTTTGCTCTTTGCCGGGATTTCTTACGGCTGAGGGTTTTACGGAGACTTTAGCCTTCGACACCTTATTTAGTTCATCATTAGGTTTATGTTTATTTTTAAAAAAATTCATAGCTCTCTTTCTTAGTTAAAAACTTTAAAGGTGGCGGTCCAATACTTTCCGAGTAGTAGCCCTTATTGCGTTGAATAGGGACTTGATTTTTACTGTTTTCCTCTTAAGTCTTCTCTGGCTATTACACCCTTTTTTAAAAGCGGGAAGGTAAAAAGCGTGGCAGAGGGTCAAGGGCACACCCTGCCCGTGATGACCGTACCACGCTTTCACTCCACCCCTGTAATCATTTTAGGATTAAAATCTTATGTCGAGGGGTGACCCTGAGCATGAATGGGAACATTTTCTTTGCATCCACCTCGTCCTCTGTGTCTTCTTTACCTTTTTCCTCTTGCGGTTCGTGCTCAATTGGTAATTTTTTAAGCTCTTCATCTGTGGGCATAGCGACGTCCTTATCTAGTGCCCACATGATTTTATGTTTCTCGCAGTACTCTTTCATTCTCCGGACGGGAACGATAAGGTTGAACCCTTCCCCCGCCCCTCTTACGAGCATGCCTACATATCTGGCGTCGGATTTTAAGTACACCCCACCACCGCTGGAACCCGGGAATGCTGTGCAGGTAGTTTGATCAAATACATGCTTGTTGAGACTCTTGATTAGTCTCCCGTGCTGAGAATAGATCCCGTCCGTCATGCTGTTGGCACCCATCTGCCCTAGGAGGCTTCCGACATGCAAAAGGTCTTCCCCTAGGGGCGGAATCTTTTCGTCTAGATAAAAAGTCACCGTATCTTTGACGAAATTAAATTTACGAACCCGAAGTAACGCGAGATCGTGCCCGTCTTTTGCGTCACTATATTTTAAAACTTCCGCATCCATTTGTAGCCTACCGACAGTTCTACCTGCTTGCCTGATCTCTTTAACGACCATTGGGTCTTTGAATTCTACTAGAGTCTTTGACTTACCGGCTACTACTATGTTTCTGGTTGAGCGAAGGTTGTCGATTACGTGGCCCGCGGTCCATACCAAGTTCACTGAGTTTCCTTCTTTGTCTTTTCGTGTAAAAATTACCCCAGATCCTTCTCCGTTAGAAAACGGTCCTTCTGATCTAATGGTGACGGAAACATTCTGCAAGTGATCTGCCGTGGATGTTTTCTTTTCCGCCGCAGCAACCGAAAAAGCAAGAGCAAGGGTGAATACTAGTAGTTTTTTCATATAATAATCTTATTAATTTTTTATCGTTCTGTCAAATAATTGTAATTGTTTTCTATGTCATTTATGGTAAGATCTAGTCCGTCGCTTAAGCTCGTTGAGTACTTCCACCCAAATCTTTTCAACCTAGATACGTCTAGGAGTTTTCTGAGCGTGCCGTCTGGTTTATTTAATTCAAAGGATATTCGGCCTTTGTAGTTCAGTTTGCTCGCTATTTTATAAGCTAAGTCTTTAATGGAAATATCTTCCCCCGTGCCTATGTTTAACTGGGAAACGCCTTCGTCGTGAATATCTTTCGCATTAATATTATTTAAGATGAAGAGGCACGCACTGGCAAGGTCTTCTACGTACATAAACTCTCTCTTGGCCTTACCTGTGCCCCACACCTTAACTTCTGGATCACCACTCTTAACTGCGTCAAAGAATCTTTTGAGAAGCGACGCCATCACGTGGGAATTTTCTGGGTGATAGTTATCGTGGGGGCCGTATTGATTTGTCGGCATCACCGATATAAAGTTGCAACCGTATTGCTTGTAGTAGCTCTCACACATTTTGACGCCAGCTATCTTGGCTAGGGCGTAGGGCTCGTTTGTCTGCTCTAACGGGGAAGCAAGGAGGTACTCTTCTTTTATGGGTTGATTGCAAAACTTAGGGTAAATACAGCTGCTTCCTAAGAAGATGAGTTTCTTAACACCGTACTCGTAGCAGGAATGAATTATATTATTTTGTATTTGTAAGTTTTGATATATAAAATCCGCCCTATACTCATTGTTCGCGTGGATACCCCCAACCTTGGCTGCGCAATCAATTACCACATCGGGCTTCTTGTAGAAAATAAAATCCCTAACCCCGTGTTGATCTACTAAGTCTAGTTCTGACCTGTCGGCAGTTAGTATGTCTTTGTATCCTGATTTTTTTAAAAGTTTTAATATAGCAGCGCCGACCATGCCTTTGTGGCCTGCCACGAAAACTTTTTGACTCAGCTGGGGCATCTCATGTTAGTCTAAGGGGCCTCTCAGGAAGAAGCTGGGCGGGCGGCCATCATACTTATGAGTGGAATTGCGCCCGTTCTTTGCGACGTAATGAAGGAAAATTTGAGCAAGGTTCCTGACGTTCTTCACTTCATCCCTCCAGTGGATTAACTCACACCCCTTGTAAAGAGCGGCGTCTCCGGGTTTGGAGAGCACCATCTTTGTGGGGGTGTTTTTCATTCTGTCTCTTTGGATCTCTTCGTTTGTTAGCTCTCCCGCTGGGAGCTCTTCCTCAGGCTTTTTATCTTCGCAGAAAAATAAAGACTGTGGCTCACCCTCAAACCCCAAGGTACAGGTAAAGCTTACTTCGCAGGACGGTCGATCTTTGTGGGCATCCAGAATAGCTCCGGGATTATACATTCTAGCGTAAGTATAAGTCGGATACAACTCATAGCCGACTAACTCTTCCGCTTTCTTCTGGTGCTCAACCAGTATTGCGTCTAAAAATGTTTCCCCTGCCCAAGCAGGTTGGTCTGGGCTTTGCTGGTCCGTAATAAATTCATTCCTCTCCACTTTCATTAGCAACTGCTTGTATAAAAAATTCGATAGCTCAGGAGAAACGAACTCCTTGACGGGAAGGTATCCGTTTTTAGCAAAAAATTCTGGCTTATTCTCTATGACGAGGGTTTTCGGCTTCGGCTCCTCAGCCTTAAGGGGTTTGCTAGCCTTCCTATTAACCTTGACTTTGGCGGTTTTTTTTGTAGCCTTTGCTTTTCTAGTAGCGACCTTCTTTTTGGCGGCCTTCTTCCTCGGGGGTGTCTTAGATGTAGAATTCATGAGTTCTTATAGAGACTCAATCAAAAGCTTAAAAATTCTAAATTATCGCTTTTTAAAATTATTTTTTCAGCTTGGTAGAAATCCTTTATTTCCCGCTTATTCTCAGGGGATAGGTATATTGCCATAGATTTGTACCCAGATTCAAGCGAATCCTCCCTTGCCTTTCTGGTGCACCCGCAACCCTGCCCCAATGTCGCTGCTATATTTGCCCAATTAGTAAGCTGGGGGTTGTAGGAAAACTTACTTTCTCCGGACATGTTGACAAATAGCTTATAAAACTCAGCCCAGTTACTCAATGTAATGACTGAAGTGTTTTCCCTTAATGGTTCACTCATGCGCTTAACCCTTCAATGTATTCAAATAGCCTGAAAGCAACTAAGGATAATAAATAAACCACCGGTAGATTCATAAACCCAACCCCCACACAGCACCCCAAAGAAAGCCAGAAAGAAACACAGGTCGGACAAGAGAGCAGCCTACTCAAGAAACAGTTCTTTTGGCAGAGCAAGAAGTTAGGATAGTTAGTAGAAAGGAGGGGGTCCTGCGCCCTGAATTCGTTAACATAAAAAAGCTTCCTGCAACCGAGAAGCTCTAGGTATTCAATAAATGCGTCACTCTTAAACCATATTATTAAGATTGTAACAATTAATGCAACGCAGAACAGTAAAACCTCGAAGCTTGCAAACATATAACATATTATCATGTATAATTTAAAATTCTAGTAAATTTTCACATGGGATACTGCTTTTCGGAAATTAAAACACAAAACCCCCAAGTAGGGGGCTTCATGAATTAACATGGTCTCTGCTTTTTCGGCCCAGTGTTTTACTTGATGGGACATTCAATGACCACGAATACGATCAGACAAAATCTGAAGCTACCTACCTTTGAACAGGTGGAGAAACTGTGCTTTAAAACTCCTTACAGTAGCCAACCACAACACGCCGGGGCATTTGCGATAGCATTTAACTATCAGTTTTTTTTCGAGAGGCATTCACTCTCGCACGGACTCCTTTAGCTGTGAGTTTCCGCTCAGTCTTTCAGACTACTCTGACCCATAAGGTCTCACTAAAGGCAAACTCCACTGATTGCTCTCAGCGAGCTTAAACGGATTACCGTTTTCATAGTTATAACCACATCTTTCGATATAGTCAAATTAAAAATTATTTACCAGTGCTCCCGAACCCACCAGAGCCCCTTTCGGAGTCAGATAAACGGGCAGAAGGTTTCCAATCTACATCGTAGCATCTTTCTATGATAAGCTGAGCGATCCTGTCTCCCGAAGAAACCCTAAAGTCTAAAGGAGAACCAAATAGGGAACTATAGGCAGACATAGATGAATCAGGACGATGGATTAACCCTTCTGGTAGATTCAAATTAACAAGCACCACTCTCAAGCAGTCCCTATAACCAGAATCAACTACGCCAGCAAGAACATCTATCCCATTTCTTACCGCCAACCCGCTGCGGGGGGCGATCCTACCATAATAACCCTCAGGTATCTCGACAGAGATGCCCACGGAAACGAGCTTCCTTTCCATAGGTTTAATTACGCAAGACTCCGTCGAGAAAAGATCGTAGCCAGCGTCAGACTCTTTAGCTCTAAGAGGCTGCTTTGCGGCAGTTTCTAATTTTTTAAATTTAATCTCCATAATGATGAAGGTCTAAACCAAATTCCTTAGCGATGGATAACGAGGAGTCGTCTCTATCATAAAATTTTTTAAAAATAATTTTCTCAACCCCATACGCTGCCGCCAGCTTCAAGCAGTCGTTGCATGGGAGCAGATTGCAGGCAAGTAAATAACATTCACCCGGGCGGGCATACCTAAGAGCGTTAACTTCAGCGTGAATAACCCTTGCCCGCCTCTGGTCACGATTGGACCAATCTATATTTACATCTTTAGGCGCACCGTTATAACCTAATCCAGCCACGCTATGGTCGTGGCGAAGCACACACGAGCCCACTTGCTCGTAGGGGTCTTCGCTCCTACGCGAGGCAATAATGGCAAGCTCTAAGGCGTATTCTTCCCAAGATAATCTTTTCATTTTCTTTGAAATAGTAGTGTTTTTTTTTAAAATAGTTATGACAATTTTAACTGCTTCCGCAAAACTCTATGAGTGGTTCACAGAAAACGATAGCTTCTGCCTTGAATATGACTTTAACAAGCTTTTCCAAGAAGATCAAGACAAAGATAGGGAAAGCGCGTGCGTTATAAACGCCTTAGAGCAGTTTAACGAAATGCAATTTACTTCTTCTGCGGAAGTGGGCGGCAGAAAGGTATGGACCCTAAGGAGGCCCCTGAATTCGCTCCCCCAAACCGTTGAGCTTGGCCCGGACGCATGCCTTCAAATCTCTCACGTGATTAATGGGTTCTCCGAATACATAGGGGATGATTCCAGTATGTGTGATCCAGCAAACATCTCAGAGGTTAATGTCTTGACATTAGTGACAATTTGCGCTACTCTAATAAAAGACAAGACGGAAGAAGATGCAAACGACACAGGACTGCTCGACGGAATATAACCCCCCCCTATTTATTGGAATTTCTGGGGTTGCTGGCGCAGGTAAAGATTTATTTTTTACGACACTACAAAAGAAGCTAGCAGAAAAAAACATCAACACCCAAAGAATGGCAATCGCAGACGGCCTGAAAGAAGAGGTTAGCTCCTTTACTAGAACAGCCTACGCAATAGACGCCACAGACTGCACGAGAAAAGAGAAAGAGCAACTTAGGCCCTTTTTAGTTTTTCATGGAACAATGAGAAGGAGGAGCTCTCTCGGAAGATACTGGATAGATTTATTTACTTCGAGGCTTAGGGTTTTTTTAAATGATCTTAAATTAGAATATAAGCCAAAACCAGATATTATTTGTATAACAGATATTAGGTTTGACGACTTCGAGAAAGACGAAGTGTATTGGCTAAAGAAAGAGTTAGAAGGCGTACTGATTCATATTTCTCAATACAAAACGATAGACAAGGAAAGAGTTTTTAGAGAGCCAGCGAACCCTGAAGAGGCTCGCAACGATCCGAAAATAAAATCCCAAGCAGACTATCGTGTAGAGTGGGAGTATAGATCGGGAACACAGGAAGATTTAGATTCCTACGTGCGACATAATGTGCAACAATTTTTAGATTGGTACACCGAACATGTCGCTGGAAGAAAGCAACTGGAAGAACATTAAAGGCATTATGGCGGACCTTAGCGGTCCAGCCAAAATCCCTCAGGTCATCCCAATTTATGCCCACGTAAGCGTGGATTTCGTAAAACTAAACCGAAAATACATAGAGGCTCAGGAGCTAATAGACTCGACAGACGCCTTTAAAGGAGCGGTTGAAGACCTTCGCTTTAATTATTTAATTTATGTTTTTAAGGATATAAGTGCTAACCCCAAGAATTTAATAACCATTGAGTACGTCATAAGCGAAAAGGGAAATGAGGAAAACCCCTTTATAGAGACGTACAACGTACCTCCGGAAAAACGAAAATTAATATCTAAGTACGCAAGTACCCCACTCAGGGTTTTCGAAACCGAAGGTAAGCACCAAAACATACTTCTCTTTAAAGAGCAATGCCCCATGACTCTGGATAGCTTTAAGGAGTTGATAAGAACATGGGCAAAGTCGTAAAAATAACAGAAGACGTAACGCTAGTCAAGAGAGTCAAGAGAAGGAAGTGTGACAAGAGCCTCAAAGAACTAATAAACAGGCACTCTCCCCTGTGTTACGATATATATAAAAAATATTCTTCAGCAATGCAGTCTTCAGGCATTTGTTTGGCGGACATATACGGAGAAAAGGACTACATAGTCTACAAGTCTGCAATGAGTTTTAATCCAGACAAGAAAACTAAATTCTCCACGTGGCTCGGAAACCAAGTCAGATATTACTGCCTGAACCTGATAAACAGCAACAAACACGTGTGCGTAGGGGATCAAAATCTTGATTTTTATGTCGATCAAAAAACCGAAAGGGATAGAGAGGAGGTTAAAAGTGAAGTAGAGTATATATTTAATTTACTAGACCAACTGCAGGATAAAAGAATCAAAAAAATATTTAAACTTAGATATTTTCAAGGTGCAAAAATAAAAATGCCTTGGGTTAAAGTAGCCAAAGAACTCAACGTAAGCACCCAAACAGCCATAAACCTCCACAATAAAGGGGTAGACATAGTATTCAAAAAAGTTAAGAGCACAGCCCTTTCAGATTTTCTTTAAAAAAAAGTTGACAAGCCCGTAATGCCTTGCTATAGTTAGGGCATGGCTGAAAAGCAAAATAACGAATGGGACGAGCGCGAACTCGGTGCGCTCTGGAAAAAACAAAGCGCGAATGGTCGGAAATACCTTTCTGGCAAGCTAAAGGTAGAGGGCAAAGACGTAAACGTTGTTTGCTTTCCTAACCAAAACAAGAAGGCGGACAACCATCCAGACTTCAGGCTTTACACCTCGAAAGAGTACGAGGCCACCGCGCAAACCGAGCCTGCCCAGTCGCAAGAAAACGCGACCGACGCAGAAGACATTCTCTAGCAGAGAATAACACGTCGGGGGCGAGGGTTTTTGTCTGTGTTTCGACCCTTGCTCCCGATTTTTTTGACTTTTAAGAACGCAGGTGTTAATATCTTAATATGAATTTTGCCCTCAATTTACCCCTGAACTCGGTTAGCTTCGGTCAGGTTTCTCTCTTAATATTAAAAGAGCTATACAAAAGAAACTTGAACCCCTGTATTCTCCCAATCGGGGAAATCAACCTCGAAACACAGGCAGAAGACGGAGCGTTTTTTGAGTGGATTTCTGACAACACAAAGAAGGCGATAAAAGAACATAAGAGAAACGTGCCCATCTTCAAGCTTTGGCATCTGAACGGCTCGCTCGAATCATACTCTGAGAAACAAGCGCTGCTCTCCTTTCACGAGCTAGACCAAGCTACGTTAGAAGAAAAAAACATAGGAGCAAACCAAGCTAAGTTATTGTTTTCCAGCAGTCATTCGGTGGATACGTTTAGGAGCGCGGGCTGCGACAATGTAGACCTTCTCCCTTTGGCGTTCGATGAATACAATTTCAAAAAGCTTGATAAAGAATATTATCAAGACGACAGGATTTGTTTTCTTCTGGTCGGTAAGTACGAAAAAAGAAAAGGGCACACCAAAATCCTCGAAGCTTGGTCTGAAAAGTATGGGAACAACAAGGACTTCTTTCTGTCTTGCGCTGTTTACAATCCGTTTTTCAAGCCCGAAGATAATAATAAAATTATCGCGGCGGCCCTCAAAGGCAAAAAGTATTTTAACATACAATTCCTCGGCTTTATGCCGAAAAATTCACTATATAACGACTACTTAAACTCTGGGGATGTAGTTATCGGTATGTCTGGGGGGGAAGGCTGGGCCTTACCGGAGTTTCATGCGACAGCACTGGGCGCGCACTCCGTCATACTAAATGCTCACGCCCATAAAGAATGGGCGACGGAAGAAAATTCCGTATTAGTAGACTCATCTGAAAAAATACCGGCAGAAGACGGACTCTTCTTTAAGTCTGATGGCCCATTCAATCAGGGAAATATTTTCGACTTCGAGCAGGACGCCTTCATAGAGGGTTGTGAAAAGGCCATAGAGAGAGTAAGAGCGAGCAGGGTGAACGAAGCGGGGCTAGCCCTACAGAAAAAGTTCTCAGCGGGGAAGATGGTAGATAAAATCGTAGAGACGATGGGAGCCCTATAACATCATGCCCCTTTATATTTTCGAGCACCCAGAAACAAACGAGGTCATAGAGGTAGTGCAATCTATGAAGGACGCTCACGTATATATCGACAAGGAGGGCGTGGAATGGAAAAGGGTCTACACCCCGACAAACTTTGCCATAGATGGAAGCCTCAACCCCACTTCGTCTATGGATTTTGTTGAAAAAACAAAAAACAAAAACTATACGCAAGGGGACCTACAAGACATCTCGAGAGAGGCAAGCGAGAAAAGGGAGAGACTAATGGGGAAAGACCCCGTGAAGCAAAAATGGTTCAAGGACTATGAGACCTCCAGAAAAGGCAAGAAGCACCCACAAGACCCCTCTCGCTACACGTCCTAGCTTTGTTTTCCTTTTTTTTAAGCTAGAAGAGAAAAATTTTATCAAAAAAAATAACACACATGTAATACCCACAACACTATGAGTTCAACCACAAAAATTAATGTAAAAAAAAGAAACGGAAGATTGCAGGCCCTAGACATCAACAAAGTAAATATCTGCGCTCAGAGGGCCTGTGAGGGCCTAGAAAGCGTATCTCCTAGCGAGGTCGTGATCGACGCAAACGTGCAGCTTTACGATAAAATTTCCACAAAAGAAATAGATCAGGCCCTAATCATGTCTGCGCGAGGCAAGATCGAAAAGGAGCCCAACTACAGCAAGGTTGCTGCTAGACTCCTCTTAGGGAATATACATAAAGAGGTCTTTGGTTGCAGCGTAGATAAAGACGCCTTCGATCACCAATACAGGCTATCCTTTGTCCAGAACATTAAACTTCTAATCAAAGAGGGAATGTTGAATGAAAAGCTCCTAGAGTTTGATCTCAAAAAACTTTCCCAAAAACTAGACCTAGAAAGAGATTTTAAATTCAAATATCTCGGACTGCAGATTTTAAACGATAGATACTTTCTTCACATAAACGGCAGAAGGCTAGAGTCTCCGCAATCATTTTGGATGAGAGTGGCTATGGGCCTTGCGTTGAATGAAAAAAATAAAGAGAAGAAAGCTATTGAATTTTATGAAGCACTTTCGTCATTTCGCATGTGCTGCTCTACGCCCACTCTTTTTAATAGTGGGTCTGTTCGTAGTCAGCTTAGTTCTTGTTATCTCAACACTTTCGATGACAGCATTGATGGCATATTCGAGGGCGCGTGGCAAGAAGCTAGAAAATCTAAATATGCTGGCGGTTTAGGTTTCGATGTCACTAATTTTAGAGCCGCCGGCTCCCACATTAAGGGAACGAATGGCTCCTCTAGCGGTCTTGTCCCTTGGCTTAAAATCTATAACGACCTCCTCGTAGCCGTTAATCAGGGCGGCAAACGCCCCGGCGCAGGCTGCGCCTACATCGAACCTTGGCACTTAGATATTGAAGATTTCATCGAGCTCAAGAAAAACACAGGTGACGAGCGCAGGCGTTGCCACGACTTGAATACAGCAAATTGGTTGCCCAATATATTTTTAAATTATGTCGAGAAGGATTTAGATTGGTATCTCTTTTCTCCTTCGGACGCTAGAGATTTGCATGAACTTTTCGGGGAAGAGTTCGACAAGGCGTATAAAAAATACTGTAAGAAAGCAGACGCGGGAGAAATAGATAACTTCAAAACCGTGAAGGCCAAAGACCTCTGGAAAAAGATGCTGAGGATGTTATTCGAAACAGGCCACCCATGGATGACATTTAAAGACAATGCAAACCTTAGGTATTCTAATAATCACGAGGGCACGATTCATAGCTCTAATTTGTGCACGGAGATTTTTCTGCACACCAAGCCTTCGTTATTTTCTGGTGGAGAAAAAAGCGAGGTAGGGGAGACGGCAGTTTGTAATCTAAGCTCGGTAAACTTAAAGGAGCATCTAAAAACGAACGGTAAGATAGACTATAAGCTCTTAGAGAAAACCATAGCGACACAAATGAGGATGCTCGATAATGTAATCGATTTGAATTTCTACCCGACAGCAGAAGCAAAGAAGGCAAACCTTAGACATAGACCGGTTGGCGCAGGGACAATGGGTTGGGCAGACGTATTTCATGCACATAAAATAAATTTTTCTTCAGAAGACTCGGTGAGATTCTCGGATGAATTGTATGAATTTATTTCGTACCATTGTATTTTGAACTCCTCGAGGCTGGCTAAAGAAAAGGGCCCTTACGAATCATTCGATGGCTCGCTATGGAGCCAAGGCACCCTACCGATGGACACCTACAAAAGCTTAATAGATTACTTAGGCCAAAAGCCAATCACCCATAGGAAAAAGAATTTTGCCCCAGAAGTGGACTGGAAAAACATAAGAGACCACATCAAAGCGCACGGGATGAGAAATAGCAATACGATGGCTATTGCGCCAACGGCCACCATATCCTACATTCAGGGCTGTTCGACATCTATCGAGCCAGATTTCTCAACCCTATTTGTCTACGAAAATAAATCGGGGAATCTTATGATTGTAAATGAATGGTTTGTCCGGGAGTGCAAAGAAATAGGCGCTTGGGACGCAAACTTAATCGAGATGCTGAAGGCTGTAGATGGAGACGTTATGAGGCTTAACGGAGAACTGCCCCAAGACATCAAGGATAGATACATGACGGCCTTCGACCACGATCAGTTTATGCTTATTGATGCAGCCGCAGCAAAGCAGAAATGGATTGACATGGGCCAATCACTTAACCTATTTAATAATAAAACATCCCTTAAATACTTAAACGATTTATATATACATGCGAGAAACAGAGGACTCAAAAGCACATACTATCTCCGAAACAGATCGGCTAGTCAAATTGAAAAATCTACGGGCGAAAGTGGAGATGGCGATACTGCTTCAGGTGGTGCTGATGGTGATGTTATTACTCCTGAGGCTTGCTCAATCTTAGACCCAACATGCGAAAGTTGTCAATAATGAAGGATGGATTAATACTGGGTGATGAAATAGCTGGGGTGAATCAAATTTTACCCCACAAACATAAACAGGTATGGGATTTATTCCAGAAGGGTGTAGCGAATAACTGGTCACCCTCAGAAATTAATATGTCAGATGACATAGATCAATGGAAAGGGGATACCCTAACCAAGGATGAAAAACTACTCGTGAAAAGATGCCTTGGCTTCTTCGCTGGTAGCGAATCTTTGGTTGGCAACAACCTCTTACTCACTGTTGCGAGGTGGGTCACTGATGCTGAATGCAGGCAGTACATCCTGAGGCAGGCTTACGAAGAGAGTCTCCACAACTGGACCGTCGTGACTTGCTGCGATTCTTACGGCTTAAAAGTGTCAGAGGTATACGAGGCGTACCTAAACGTGCCGAGCATCAAGGCCAAGGATGACTTTTTAATGGAGATTACTACGAACGTTAATCGCCCAGATTTCTCCACGAAAACAGTGGAAGGCAAAAAAGAATTCTTGCGGAACCTTGTTAGTTACTATATAGTTTGTGAAGGCACATTCTTCTTCAGTGGTTTCGCCATGCTGCTTGCACTGGGGAGGCAGAACAAACTGCCGGGGTTATCAGACCAAATTAGATATACCCTTAGAGACGAAAGCCTTCACATACAGTTTGGTACTTATTTAATTAATACAATCAAAGAACAGAACCCGTCCATATGGACTAAAAAATTCGAAAAAGAAACAGTAGATCATATTATTAAAGCCGTTGAATTAGAGGTAGATTATGCTAAAGACGTTCTCCCTAGAGGAATTTTGGGCCTTAACGCTGATATGTTTATTGATTATATGCAATACATCGGCAACAGGCGTCTGGAGGCTATTGATATTGAGTATCGATTTGATTCGGATAAAAACCCTTTCCCTTGGCTTAGTGAGGTGGTTGACACGGCGGCGATGACAAACTTTTTCGAAAGAAAAGTCAAGGACTACCAAAATTCAGGCTCCCTTGAAGATGATTTTTAGACAAATGAAAATGAAAAACATAATGCTAGGTGCATTTGCACTAATGATAGTTGGTTGTAACGCAACCAAGGAATACCCGTATAATGCGGTCAGAGTGGGAGAGACAGGCGCGGACGCTATGACCGTAGACCTTGCTCCTGTTGTAACCGCTCAGGCAAAAATGCCCGAACTCACCGTAGGCACAGGCTCTTTCGAGCATGGACTGGCCAACGCTGGGCTAGGAAAAAGCCTAACGGCAAACGTGCCATTCGTGGCGGTAGACGTACCCGTACCCTCTGTGGTCATCGGTCCAAAGAACTTCAACGCGACAGTAGGCGCGGAGAATTCTGTGACTATTGGCTCATTGACGGTCGGTCAAAATCTACCCAGCATCGGCATCGGGACAGACGTTAACAAGGAAAAGGTCTTTGACCTTACATTGAAGGGGGGTGTTGGAGTTACTGTGCCACTCATCTCCTTGTATGTTCCTTGGCCGACGTTAAATACCG